TAACCTGCTGTGCCTGTTGTCCGGCGCGGGTTGGAGCGACGGCACGGGTGCCGGGGTTTGGGCGGCCCGTTGGGGTGGCGCTCGGGCGAGCTCGGGCAGCAACGTGGGCTTTCGGCTCGCCTGTTACCCTGTATAATCGAGCGATAGCGAGTGGCTATGGGCGCAAATTCTGAGGCAGGACTGAATAGAAAATTCGTGGAATTCGCGAAGCTGCTCAATATCTACCTCAACCACTTTCCCAAACACGAAAAGTTCGCCCTGGCGAACCTGATCAGGACCACGGCCTATGAAATTTACGATGCCATCACCGAGGGGCAGAAGCGGTATCACAAGAAAACCACCCTGAGCAACCTGGACATCGCCCACGAGAAGCTGCGCATGCAGCTGCACCTGGCCAATGAACTCGGCTATTTCCGCTACAAGGACGGCCGGGATGATGAGGACGATGCCACCGAGACCGCGCGGCACCGTTATCTGGCAATCAGCGCCATGGTGGACGAACTGGGCGCGATGATCGGCGGCTGGATCAAGAAAATGAAGGATGAAAACAAATGGCAGTAGGGGCTGCGTATTAACATGCTGTGCCTGTTGTCCGGCGCGAATTGGAACAACAGCACGAATGCCGGGGTTTGGGCGGCCAATTGGAATAACAATCGGGCGAACTCGAACAACAACGTGGGCTTTCGGCTCGACTACGGTTCCCCTCAAAGCGCGATGAGTGCATAGTGGAGCCACAGGGATGCGCAGTCCTGCATAACGGCGAAATCTTTTTTGCCCGGCTTTCTGGTAGGAGCAATCCGACGGCCAGCCCGGCAGGTTTTGAGCAATGAAGCGAATCGGCAACCTGTTTGACAAAGTGTTCAGCATCGACAACCTTCTGGCTGCCTACGAGGACGCCAGGAAGGGCAAGCGAAACAAGCGCGCCTGTTTTGAATTCGAGCGGCACCTGGGAGCGCGGATCATGTGCCTGCACAAGGCATTGCTGGCTGGCACCTACCGGCCACAACCGTATCATAAGTTCACGGTCATGGAACCGAAAGAGCGAGAGATCTATGCGCCGGCCTTTGCCGACGTGGTGGTGCAGCACGCCATCTACCGGGTGATTTACCCGCTGTTCGATCGGACGTTCATCGCCACCTCCTTTGCCTGTCGCAAGGGCTACGGAACGCATCGGGCCAGCGACTACACCCAGCAGGCCATGCGCCGGTGCAGCGGCGAAGAGTATTTCCTGCAGTTGGACGTTCGCAAGTTCTTTTATTCTATCGATCGGGCGGTGCTTCAGGGGCAGATCGAGCGCAAGATCAAGGATAGGCGCCTGGTCGAGGTGATGATGCTTTTCGCCGAGTACGAGGAACCAATTGGGATCCCCATCGGCAACCTGCTCAGCCAGATCTATGCGCTGATCTATCTGAACAGCCTGGACCATTACGTCAAGCGGGTGCTGAAGATCAGGCAGTATGTTCGCTACGTTGACGATTTTGTTCTAATCGGGCTGACTCGAGAGCAGTGCCTGTCCTGCAGGCTGCGGATAATCGAGTTTTTGAGAAATGAGCTGCGCCTGGAGCTGTCAAAAACAACGATCCAGAAGATCCGCCGCGGCATCAATTTCGTCGGCTATCGGACCTGGCGCACATGCAGGGTGATCCGCAAATACAGCCTGTATAAGTTTCGGCGGCGGGTGCGCAGCAGCGACCTGCAGGCAGTAATCTCGCTGCTCGGCCACGCCAAGCGGACGCAGTCCCTGCGCTATATGCTCAACCTTATCATGGAGGTTAACCGTGCCCTCTTTTTACAAGTACCGCAAAGCCTCAGATCAGTACACAGTTTACCAGCTGCAGCTGCCTGAACCGGCCGAGGATCAGCCGGGGATGATCGACCTAGGCGAGATCGACGGCGAGACATTTGTCTGCGTACCGGACTGGATGCACCCACTGCCGGAGCAGCCGAAGCAGATTACGCTGACACAGATTACGCCGACTCAAGGGCTGATTACTTCGTTCTTTGCAAAAAGCGGGCTGCTACAGCTCGTTAAGGCCAGGATGGACAACAAGCAGCCGATGGTACGCTACTCGCTGCAGGACGAATTGACCCTGGCGCAGTGTTACGACTGGCTTCCCCCGTCCCTGGAACGGCACGTTGATGACGGGAGGATCTGGGCAAAATGAAATTCCATGCTGACATAGTAGCTGGGTTCCTGCTGTGGGCGCTAGCGATATGGGCCTGCACCATGCTGCTCTCAGGCTGTACTCAACGGCTGCATCCTTTACTGGCCGAGCACCACGGTGGACAAGAGCTTGCAGACGCTGAGGTAGATATCAGGATCGAGCGAAACGGCTTTTGGACAACTCAGGCCGGGTGTGTTGCTGATGTTCCACTTGCTGCTATATGGAAGTTCCCTGCACTTGGATGTGCAAAATTAAGCTGTGCTGAAAACAAAATGTGGGAAACAGATAAGATGTGCACTTGCCGGGTAAGGATATGGGCTGAGAGCGTACTCGGCCATGAACTAAAACATTGCCAAGGGTGGGAGGATATGCTGTGACATACTGGATACTGCTCGGATACGGGGTAATTGTTTTTATCGCCGCCGTCTATGCGCTTTGCTGTCAAATCGAAAATAGAAAAAGGAAGGGACGATGAGAAGATTTGTTATTGCGCTGGCCTTATGTTTTGCTGATAAACTAACACGACTGGCCTATGCCCTGGAACCGTGGCATAGCGGGAGATAGCACCATGAAAAAAATAACCTTCCTCATGCTTGCGGCCATGATCTTTTGCTCGGGCACTGCCTACGCTTTCGGCTCTCTCCCTGACGGGTGGTTTGACGGTAAGCCGGTAACACCTCCGGAAGATGTACCGCCTGTTCAGCCGCCGCCCCCGGACCCGGTACAGACAATCACAATTGAATACGGAACACGAAATGTCTTCACCAACGAGGTGAACTTTCATTTTAGCAAACCGATCAGCGAATACGGCTCCAAATTTAATTTGAATACCGGTGGCAAGAAGTACACGATCGGTGCTGATGGTTACAAGGACGGTAATATCGAGGTCCGCAACTCGCAGACGACCAAAAAACTCGTTATCATCGCCGGCCCTGCATACGCCACCAAGGGCGCGTCGGTCGCCTACCCCTCGAAAGACCCACTGACCAAGCCGGAAGCTACGCCGACTCCGGAGCCACAGCCGGGACTAAGCCAGCACTTCCACCACTGGAACCCTGCGGCGGTCTGGAACGGGGTCGGGCTTGTACTATGCCCTGACTCACCCAAATACAACTCCTGCACTTTCAACGGCGAGGCTATGACCCTGCACGGCGCGAAAGACAAGGGCCGCTGGGTGTGGGCGCAGTATTCGAAAAACAAAGGAAAGGGCGGCATAATCATCTGTGACGGGACCAAATTTGAGGTCAAAGGCGGAAATGAAATGCAAAAGGGGGACTGCTGGTGATGAGACTATTTATTGCTTTGGGACTGGCACTGATGCTGGCCGGCTGCGCGAACAGTAGCCGGAACCTGACAGTACACCTGCACGACAGCGCAACGCTGATGATCTGCGGCTCTACCATATCCCCGGAGGTTATGAAGTCCAACACGGATGAAAGGGCCTCGAACGCAACCGATGTTTCTCCGACCATTCCGATGGTGCCATAACAAAATGAGGGGAGATATGACCGCAATAATGGGCGGATGGGTAACATGGGCAGCGGTGGCCGGTTTTGTACTGCTGGCAGTGGTTGATATCTTCAACGGCGAGTACCAGAAAGCGGTCGAGAAATTGACTGCGGCTGGTGGGCTTATCGGTATCGGCAGGAAGATTGAAAAAGGGGAAGTGAAATGAGTCAGCAGTTCCCAGAACTTCGCTGCGGTGATGAGTTCGCCGTTTGCACTGATCGCTTCTTCGGCAGGCTGATCAACATCCGGCAACGTCTCCAGGCGGCAGACCGCGAAGCCACCTACAACCACTGTGGGATAATCAAAAATGCCGCAGGCGATACCTTTGAGTCCCGCCGCCGAATCGACAACTACAACTTATTTAAGATGTATGCGGGCCGCAAAATTATCATCATGCGCCCGAACGTCCCGCAGGAGACCCTTGCCGGAGCCATAGCGCAACTCGAAGAGAAGTTCAAAGGGCGGGTCTATCCATGGTGGCGTATCGTCTTGCACATACTTTCCCCGGCTCTGGCCAGGGACATCAGTCTTTCCGGTATCCCGGTCTGTTCTGAGCTGCAAGGGTTCCAGCGGTTTTTGATCGGGGTTCGACACAAGTATTATATGGGGTCAACTCCTGATTTGCTGGTTGACGAGGCGAGGCACTGGCGAGAATACTCCTTACCATACGAGGATACTTGCCCGGAGAGCCTGCCGCCGCCGTTAACCGTTGACGTGATGGACGCGCAGGAAGCAACGGGCGATACGCCTACAATATTCACAGGCAGCCCGTGAGCCTCAGCAGGCCGGGCGGTAAGGAGTGGCTGGATGACATCAGAGCAATTTGCGCAACTGCTTTCAATCTTAAAACAGCTGTTGGAAAAGCAGTATACAATTTCCGGCGCAGCCGATTGGCCAATGCTCCTTGTGATTGGGACAATATTAATGGGTGCGATTGGTGTTATGTGGGCCGATCTCCGAGCGAAGTTGAGCGACCATCGCACTGCGGCAATGACAGACCTCCGGGAATACAAGGGCGCAAACGAGAAAGATATCGCAGAATTGAAGGTGGCAAACAAAAATGACCACGACCTAATCTGGGGCGCAATGAGGGATTGCCAAAACGAGTGTTGCCCGCGACATACCAGGGAGCGAGTGCGCGAATGAGAGATTACGAGAAAGATTACCTGATCCTAGGGTGTATATTCGTTTTTCTGTGTGGAGCAATCGCGGCGTGGATATGGGGATGAACGGTAAGTTCGGGCTTTGCCGGGTCTGCGTGGTCTGCACATGGGATTTTCCTGTTGTCGTGCTGCGTTGTCCTGATCCCGAGTTTCCATGGACCATGTGGTACTATCGCGGCGCCCATATCCAGGAACTTCACGCACCGTTTAGACGACGGAGGACTGATTTTCTATGAGCCTTTCCGACTCTCAAAAGAAATTCGCCTCAATGCTCCCGGCGCTCATCAACAAGGCCCTTGACATGGGCTACGAGATCACCTGTGGCGATTTGTTCCGTGATCCAAGGGTACACGGTCAGTACGGGGAGAAAATTGGCTACAGCGCTACTATGAGCAAGCACAAGTTGCGGCTGGCCATTGATTTGAACCTTTTCCAGCATGGCAGATATCTGACCGGCACTGAAGACCATCGACCGCTGGGAGAGTGGTGGGAAACGGTAGGCGGTATATGGGGAGGCCGGTTTAATGATGGCAACCACTACGAATGGCCCAACAATGAGAACTGACCATGCCTGACGACGCAGATATTGCCGGACCACGGCATGATAAAGCTGTTGCTGATGCAATTTCCAGGGTTCCTCGCCCTGGGGGACAATCCGCCAGGTATTGCATAGACTGCGACGATCCGATACCGGAGGCGAGGCGGCAGGCATATCAAGGTTGCCAGAGGTGCGTTCAGTGCGAAGAGGATTTCTGGATTGAAGCGAAAAGGCGATAAGAAACCGGCGAAGGTTATTCCATTCCTACCGGCGTTGCGACGGAAGTTGGAGCAAGAGCGAAAGAGGTTTTTCAAGGCGCTGAAATCAATGAACTCCTAGATTCCGTCAGGCAATTCCTCTCCTGGCGGTGGCCCCGCGCCGGACCTCCCTCCCCGGTAGCGGGGCGCTTTTGTAATTGGCGTTGCGGGATGGGCACGCGTGCTCTCTCTCGTACGATCCACAATCACACCCAGGGCAACAGAGGGCCGGGAAATGCGACTCTCCGCAATCACACGATTCTGGTGTATTTACCTTCGTCAAGAAGATCAACAATCTACCTGGCCCTTGCGTACACCGGATTCAACGGCTGAGGGCGACAGAGTAAAGGGCATGAAATAAAATCTCCTTGACCAGCCTTCCCGGCAAGGTGTATTATTAAGTAACGAAACGCTCCCCTCCGTGTTTCGCTCCGTGTGACCTGCAGCGGCCCCATCCGTTGCAGGTCTTTTTTTTGCCAAAACACCCTTGACTTGCAGCCCTTATTGCGCTACTATAAGCATAGAATAAAGGACGACAATAACTAACCGAGGAAAAGCATTATGGCAAAGCCAGCTCACCGGCCAAGGCTTCCGGACCACAAGCGGAAGATGTCGGTTTCGATCAGAATATCAGCCTGGGTCTTGGCCGAAATAGAGGATCTCGGACTGCTGGTCGGGCCGACATTGGAAGAGTCGGTTGTGAACTATCTCAAGCTCAGGGAGCCGAGGGTAAAATCATGAAATTAATCCTTCCGCTTGAGGTGATGATCCCCCGGAAAACGAGGGAGGACAAGAAGATCATCCTCAACCTCAACATCTACAGGAACGCGCATCATTTCACGCTCAATGCAGCGAAAAAAGAGATGCTGGAGCACGTTCGACAGGCGCTGCTTCCTTGCGGCGATATCCCGGCCCCTCCGTTCCGGTTTACCTACACGATATTCCCTCCAACAGGCAGGTCGTTCGACCTGGGGAATGTGGGGGCAATCGTCCAGAAGTTCACTGATGATGCTTTGATCGAACTCGGGGTCATCAAGGACGACAATATGAAGATCGTGAAAGAGGTTGTCTATCGGTTCGGCGGGGTGGACAAGGAGAATCCGAGGGCCGAACTAAACATAGAGAGCATTTGACATGGCCAAGGCTCCGACAGCGGAACAGAAGCGCAGGATGGCCAGAGTTGTCGACCTCGGCTGCATAATTTGTGGCCGCCCTGCCGCGATCCATCATTGCAGGCATGCGTGTGGTATGTCCCAGAGACGGCATGATCATATTGCCGGATTGTGCGGAGATCACCATCAGCACGGCCCTATTTCACGGCATGGCCAGGGCGCGAAGGAATTCAAGGAAAAGTACGGGGACGACCGCTGTCTGCATGAGGAAACATGCCGCCGGCTTGGTGAACTGGTAGAGGAATAACATTAATCGAGAGGGGAGAATGAACGAGCTGAACGTAAAGCAGTACGACCAGATTACCGACACAATCGAGATCGAGGGGACGAAGTATGCCGGCTCCCTTTTCCGGGAGCTTGGCTGCAGCTTCCCTTCTATGGTCGGCCAGGTGATCCGGGTAGAGCAGAAAAAGGAAGGGACCGTCACCGTGCGAAGGATCGACCGGCCGCGGGCGAATCAGGATATCGAACCGTATGAGACAATGGTGGTCTTCTCCCCGGCGCTCCGGAAGAGTTTCCTGGCAAATAAGCGGTTTGTCTTCATGGACATGACGATGGGTTTTGCACGGCAAACCAATAATCGCGAGTTGATGCCGATGTTATGGACCAAGTGCGAGGAATTCAATCACGAAGAAAAAGAATAAGATTGTCTTTGACATCTGGTAAAATTTGAGCATAATGGAAGGAGGCAAGCAAGATGCTTGACCGAAGCGGCCGACCAGCCACCCAAAACGAAAACCACAAGTTGCCCTGGCAATTAGAACAACCCTCCTTCGAGTCTGGTCGGCCCAAAGGTTCAGCGTTCTCTTTGCCGGGGCATTTTCATTCAGCGCTTTTGGCCCGCGCAATAAAAGCCTGTGCAGCAAAATTGAACCAGCGCTCGAACGGCGCAAGGGCAACCGCCCACAAAACAGGGAAAACACTACGAGACGCCCGAAAGGGTAAGCAGGGGTTTCGCCGCCCCGCCTGGTATCTGTGGCCAGGTAAAACGGCACCTGACAAATGGTTCGATTTCCTGCCCTACGGAGGGCAGGTTCTCTCTGGCGGCACATTAGATATTGTATGTCTTCTGTGTTGGTTCTTGATACCACTATACCCAATGCATGGATAACCGGCCCAGGGCGATAACCGCCAGGGCCACAACGTGAGGGAGGATTGAAATGTCATGGGATAAACTCCCACCGATAGAGAAAGAAAATTTGCATATCGGCTGCCTGAACTGTTCGAGCGCAGCCCTTGAGGCCCCGCTGGATATGGTTATCGCTGTTGGCTTTGGGTCAGCTACCGTTACTAAAGACGGGAAGACTATTTACGACGAAAGAGATGCTGGCGAAGAAAACCTTATGACCGTTGCGCAGGCGGAAGATTTAGCCGCAGCCGATCCTGACCACGATTGGAGAATAGAAAAATATGGGCCACTGCACGGAGAAGTCTTTCAGAGGCACGGTCCCGGAAAATGGGTTTGTGTCGAATCTAATCAGGGGTTTGCATGACCATCATGTCCCAGCAGATATTCCACTCAAGATAGCAAGGAGGACCGTGATACACAAGCACAAGGCAATCGTTGACGGCGTAGAGTACGGCACCGGGGATTTAATCAAGCGTTGCGGTATTGTCCGGGACTGTGCGCGTAGGCGGATCATCAATTTCAACGAGGGAAAATTGACCGCTGAAGAGCTGTTGACAAAGGGCAAGTTGACAGGCGGCAAAAAACGATCTTGCGCGGTAATCGACGGCGTTGAGTATTGGCCGGAAGACGTTGCGCGGATTTGCGATATTAAGTATGGGTCCGCCCGGAACAAAATAATTGATTTCAACGCGGGGAAAATGACGAAAGAGAAGCTTTTTTCCACGGCTCGGGACAAGTCAAAGCGCAAGAGGAGCAAAGCAAACCCGAATGCGGATTATCGGGCACTTGGCGACAAGCAAAGGCGCGGTGCCCGGTTTCAGATCGGAACGTGGGAGAAAGAGAATATCAAACCTTTGAAGCGTAAGCGTCGGAAGGGCAGGATAGCAGAACAGCCACCAGGACCGGTATATTATCCTGGGCAATTTATGATAAATCTATAGGGGGTGCATCGTGGATAGAGAATTATGGCTTCAGAACAGAAAGACCGGGATCGGCGGCAGTGATGCGCCGGCCATTATGGGATTATCGGCCTGGAAAACGCCGCTTCAGGTCTACATGGAGAAGCGCGGAGAGCTTGACAATTCCTTTTATGACAACGAAGCGATGGAGTGGGGGCGCCGCCTGGAGCCGGTGATCAGGCAGAAGTATTGCGACCTTACCGGGCTAGAGGTCGCCGTCCCGCAGGACATCATTCGTCATCCCCTGCATGACTTTATCATCGGCACCCCGGACGGCTTGGCCGCCGACCGCGTCCTTGAGATTAAGACCGCACAGTCAATGGATTTATGGGGCGAGGAAGGGACCGATCAGATCCCCCTCAACTATCTGGTACAGGTACAGCATTACATGATGATCACCGGGCTCCCGGCGGCAGACATTGCGGTACTGTTCTCCTACTCGAACTTCAAGATTTACAATGTCTTCGCCGACTATGAACTGCATGCCCTCATGCTCAACAAGGAAGTTGAGTTCTGGAACAATGTCCAGAAGGGGGTAGCCCCCGACCCGGTTTCGGCCGAGGATGCCCGGATGAAGTTCCCCAAGAGCACGGCCAGTATCGTCACTGCCGGCCCGGAGGTTGTGGAACTGCATGAACGGATCAAAGGGCTTTCCGCGCAGGGAAAGGATATCGAGACTCAGCTTGAGCAGGCGAAAACCGAGGTTATGACCTTCCTGGGCGAGAATGATACGGTCGTTGATCAGGCCGGCCGACAACTCTTCACCTGGAAATCGAGCAAGCCGCGGGAAGGGTTCGACAAGGACCTGCTCAAGCTGGAAATGCCGGAAGTATATCGGAAATATGTAAAAGAAGGCGCCTCTTCGCGCCGTTTCCTCACCAAATAAAAGGAGCGAACATGGAAAAGAATTTCTTTGCACCGGAAGTATCAGGGGGGACAATGCCCGTTGTCAAGCCGCAGGGGGCAATGGTCGAGATTGAGCAGAGCCGGAGTATCGCCGAGACCCAGGCGGCAATGATCATCGCCAAGCGGTTTCCCCGGGACGAAAAGCTGGCCCTGGACCGTATTCTCATGGCCTGCACCCGCCCTACCCTCGCCGATCAGGCCCTCTATTCCTACGCCCGGGGCGGCACGGAGATCACCGGCCCGAGCATCAGGATGGCCGAAGCAATCGCCCAGTGTTGGGGGAACCTGCAGTTCGGTATCCGCGAACTGGAGCAGCGCAACGGAGAGTCCACGGTCGAGGCCTACGCCTGGGACGTAGAGACCAACACCCGGCAGGTGAAGGTTTTCCAGGTCGCGCACAAGCGGGCGACGAAGAAAGGGACCTATGCCCTGGAAGATCCCCGGGACATCTACGAGATGGTAGCCAACCAGGGCGCCCGCCGCCTCCGGGCCTGCATTTTGGGCATTATCCCGGGTGACGTGATCGAGACTGCGGTCAGCCAGTGCGAGACCACCCTGAAGAACAAGGCCGAGGCGACCCCGGAACGGATTCAATCCATGCTGGAATCATTCGCCACCTACAAGGTCACCAAGGAGATGATCGAGACCCGTATCCAACGGAGAATAGAGGCGATCACCCCGGCCCTCCTGGTCCAGTTGGGCAAGATTTACAATTCTATAAAGGACGGGATGAGCGTGGCCGCAGACTGGTTTGAAATTGCCAAGGCCGAGGAGAAGCAGACCGGGAACGAGGCGCTCAAGAGCAAATTGAGCGGCAAGGGGAAAGAAGCAAATCAAGCAGCAGCTCCCCCCGCAGAAGAAACAAAGATGGAAGCCGACGTTCCCCTAGAGCAGCCCGCCGATACTTCCGGTCCAGCTCAGGCCGATATTCGGCAGACGAAAATCTCCGGATTCAAGAAGGAGATCGACGCCTGCAAGACTGCAGAAAATGTCGATACATGGCGGTCGAAGCACAACAAGCGGGTTGATGCCGCGTTCAAACAGGACGACGACGCCTATACGGAGGTCATGTCCTACGCGAATGATCGGTTCGCGGCCCTCTCTCAGGGGGAAACGGCAGGACAGGATACCGGAAGCAAGCTGAAGCTGTAGGATTTTACTGTAAAATAAAACACGGAGGGAACCATGGAACTGATTATCCGAATGAAAGGGGAGGTCGAGAAGACCAATTTCAAGGAATTCAAGGTAGAGGTCGAGAAGCAACTAGCCATCGTTTCCGGAAAGGCAATCGACAGCACTGACGATGCCAAGCTGGCCCGGGACACGATCAAATACTGCCAGGACATCGAGGCCGCGATCACCCAGGCGAAGGAATTGGCCCTGGCCCAGACCGCTGATATCAAGCAGGTATTCGAGGCGCTTGATGAATTGTCCGGGAAATCGGCCCGGGCCCGGATCGACCTGAAGAAGAAGGTGGACGACTACATGGCCACCCAGAAGAAGAAAATCATCGACGACCAGGTTGAATCGATTACCCTCCTGGTGAAGGGGCATGTCGCCGAGCACCCTGAATTTGCCCGGATGTATACCGTGAACCGTGGCGCGTATGAATTGGCGGTCAAGGGTAAGAGTTCTCTCGAATCCATGCAGAAGGCGGTCCGTGACCTCTTCACTGTGCAGGTTGGGATTATCGGCGAGTGCCTGACCAGGCTGATCGAGAACAAGACCATCCTGGACGCGGCCTGCGCCGAGAACAAGCACCTGTTCCCGGACTATTCCGAGCTGGCCATTGCCAAGGACAAGTCGATTGTCGTCTCTACCGTTGAGGCCCGGGTGGCCAAGTACGAACTGGAACTGGCCGAGAAGGAGAAGAAAGCCAGGGAGCTTGCGGAAAGGGCGGAGAAGGCAAAGGCCGACGCGCTGGCCAGGGGGCCGATCGTTGTCCCGGAAGGCAGTAAGGAAAATGCTGCGACGACGGCTGTCGAGTCGTTCGGGCCTGGGGCAGTTGTAAAGGAAGAGTTTCCAACTGGGCCGGGGCGAATGAGCGGAGCCTTTTCCGCCCCGCCTGATTCACAACATGGGCTTCCCACTCCAGTCGGTCAACAGGCAATACGGTCTGGAGTGACGACTGAAGACTCTCTCTCCATTCCCCGCAAGATCACCGTCATGGTGAACGGCGACAAAGCGGAGGTGATCAGGATTGCCAGGATGATCGATGCGGCAATCTCGAAAGAGGCTTCGGTTATGGTCGTTGGCCTCGGAAATCTCGGGGAATGAGCAACTTCAAATCAGCGCCTGGTATTGGGGACATTCCACCCCTCTACCCGCCGGAGTACAAAGACGATGTGCCTAAATTTTGGTGTGACGTATGTTCAACGCGACTATTTGATGATGAAGTCAAAAAGGAAGGTCGTGATGAAAAAACCTGCAAGCTCTGTGGAAATCCGGTCATCGACTTCTGACATTCTGTGCGCCGGCTGCGGGCTGAAGATGTCGCCAGAGTCGTTGTGCCCGGAGTGCGAAGAGAATGTAACCGCGGCAAGTTCATGGGGCTTGGATAAATGAAGACCGAATCATTCATCTTCACCTCGAAGCGCGAGTTGACCGATATCCTGACCATGGTCTCCAGGATGAACATCGCCGCAGGGAAAAACTACGAACTGCGGATCGGGCCGGCCGGGGATCTCAAGTCGGTCCAGAGGATACTTTATTTCCGTTGGCTCGGGGATTTGGTCGATCATACCGGCCACAGCAAGGACGAACTCCACGAGATTTTCAAGGAGAAGTTCCTGCGCGATATTTATTACCGGGACGAAGCCGATTTCCGGGCGGCGACTGATGCCGGTAAAAAACCGGAAGTGTCAATCACCAGGGCCTCGGAAGAGCAGATGCGGGAGTACATGGACTGCGTCTTCCATGAGGCCGCAAATATGGATTTTATTCTGCAGAGGGGAGCATGATGCAGCGAGAAATATTTCTTTCAAGGGACGAGGCGGAACTGCTGGTCGATCTGCTGGAGAATAACTTCATCACCGGCCTGTTCGAGCCGAGCGGGGTAGGTGCGGATCTTGCGGTGAATCTCCGGAAAGACTTCGGGATGATGCCTCAACCGAAGCTGGAGCCACAGAACAGCATTGAGGCCAGAAGGGGCGCGGTTGGGATTTACAGTCCGACAGAACAGGACAAAATTTGGTTCGCGGCCTGCGATCAGGTGAAGCGGTCTAACTGTGCCGCCAACACTGACCGGCTCATGGGTTTGCATGCTGCGTTTTTGAAGGAGATAGCCGAGGCCACGGGAAAAGAAATGAAATGGCGCCGCCGCTTCCTGACCCTGGCCGGCATGCTCGCGGCGGGATTTATCGTGGCGACCTTCCTCCTTTTCCGATGAAAGACAGCGTCTTCAAGACAAAGCCGGTCGCCAGGATCGGCGGGCGGCTGATCGACCATGCCGAGTGGAAGTCGATCAAGCGGAAAATAAGCGCCCTCCGCAGGGCAACGAGAATGAGGCACGTTGAGTGCCCTGAGCTTATCAACTATCTCAAAAAGGTGAGACAAAATGACCGAAAGAAAGATTGCATGTGTTGATGTAAATGCGGCGGCCGGAGAGCTTCATAAGGCATTCTCCGCGTTCCTGTACATGAACATGACCGGAGCGAAGGCGGCAATGGCGGCGGCTCTTGAACAGCAGGCCAGTGAACTTTACGCCAGCGACCCGAAATTCAAGGCGAACGTGGACAGCGCGGTCAACAGGTTCATGGCCGTGATCCTCAAGACCGCGACGGTACTCCCCGATCAGAACGGGCTCTTTGTCTGGAACGGCGGGCCGTCCGATGTTGGGATTTACAATGCCACCAGATACCTCCGGGAGCACTTCCTGCTCAAGGTGGACAAGAGCGTTCTGAGCAAGGGCATTCAGGCTATGGTGCTTATTCCGAAATAATGCGCAAAAACAATTAAATAAGAGACACAGTTAATGTGATGCCTTAACATTTCCATAGACATGAAAACAGAAACAGAGCTTGCCGGCAAAGTTGTCTCTACCTTGCATGAATGGGGGTGGGAGGTATATCAGGAGGTTATCGAATCAGGTGGCCGCTGCGATATCGTAGCAAAACGCGGGCCGATATTATGGGCTATTGAGTGCAAACTGTCGTTTGGTCTGCCGGTGATAGACCAGGCGTACCGCTGGCGCAGGAGGGCGAACTATATTTCTGTTGCGGTCAAATCTGCATCTGGGAGCGGGATAGGTGTCAAGTTTTGCCAGGATTACGGGATAGGCGTACTTGCTTGCCGGCACAATGTCTATGAAGTGGTAAAGCCAAAACTAGCGCGTAAAATTAATCCAATAGCCGTCAATGACGATCAAAAAACATGGGGGACTGCTGGAACAAACGGAGGGGATTATTATACTCCGTTTAAAAAAACGGTCAGGGATTTGGTAAAGGTAGTCCGTGCTAATCCTGGTGTTGAATTTAACAAGTTAATTAAGGAATTGGACCACCACTATCGATCATTATCAACAGCAAAATCATGCCTCCGTGGTTTTATCGGGACCGCTGTAATTCCGGAAATTGAGGCGCGTGTAGTCGATAAGAGATTGTGCTGTTTCGTCAGGGACAAGACAGAAACGCCTCCTTGACATTACCTTGAAGTTGTGATTCAAATAAAGCATCTGCCGGTTTGATCCGGCGTCATTTGCCGCCAGGGCTGATTACCCTGAAGGCGCAAAACCAAGGAGCATGTACTTTGTATCTCCTGATAAAAACTGAAAGCCTGCCTGCATCCGCGATAGTTTCAGAAACTAGTTTGCCGTCTTTTCCTTGGTTGGGGCGTCATTCATCATGCGCGGGTGTAGTCGGGCTTTTGTGGTTTATGGGGAGGTAAAAATGAAAAGACCGATTCTCTTTTCCGGGCCCATGGTCCTGGCGATTCTGGAAGGACGCAAGACGCAGACGCGGCGGATTGCCAAGGTTACGGGAGACGGTTGCAAGCCTGGATTTATAACCCCGCTAGGTTGTCATGTGCCGAGAAGGGTAGAAGAGCATATTTCGTACTGCCCTTATGGCAAAGTTGGGGACCGCCTTTGGGTGCGAGAGGCATTTCACCTGTGCGGGACTGACATCAACGGGAAGCCGCATACTGAATGGATTTACAGGGCCGGGAGCTACGAGGAACCAGGAATGGAGTGCACCGTCTGTAAGAAGCCTGTGCGCTGGAAACCATCAATCCACATGCCGCGATACGCATCACGGCTCACGCTGGAAATTACTGATGTCAGTGTGGAGCGGCTGCAGGATATCAGCGAAGAAGACGCGAAGGCCGAGGGGTGCGCCCCTGGATTAACCAACGTGAAAAAATGCCACGGCTGGACCCCTTATGTTCTTGGTTATTCGCTCCTTTGGAATGAGATCAACGGCCCCGACGCATGGAGAAAAAACCCCTATGTATGGGTTGTCTCTTTTGTGGCGGTGAAATAGTCGATGAATACCGATATCCGGATTTCCGTAGAGTTTTGGGATCATCCAAAGACAATAAAATTGGAAAGGCGCGGAGGTCTTGAAGCGGTGCGGAGTCTCCAAATCCTTTGGGCATGGGCAGCGCAAAATAAACCATGCGGCGACCTAGAAGGAATGGACGAAGAGGATATAGAAATTTCCGGAAAATGGAGGGGGAAAGCTGGCGTTTTTTGCAAGGCCCTTGTCGATCTCAAATGGCTCGATAGCAACGAAAATGGGTTTATTCTCCATGGTTGGCGTGAGCATAACCCATGGGCAGCGGATGCAACCCGCCGGGCTGACAAGGCACGACTTTCAAGGTTGGCAAAAATAAATCGTCCACTTTACAATGAGTTAGCAGCTTCAGGAGCAACGGCACTTACACGAGACGAATACGATTCGTTAACGACCGTTCAACGACCGTTAACGAATCGTACAAGCCCTGCTCCTGCTCCTGCTCCTGCTCCTGCTCCTTCTCCTGCTCCAAAAACGCATAAAGAAAAACCTATGTCGAAAGAAAAGGCGGGGGAGACCTCTCAACCCATAGGGAAAGATGTTGATGTTGTTTTTTCTTACTGGAAAGAAAAGTTGAAACATCCTCAGGCCCAACTCGGAGGAAAACGAAAGGTGATTATCGCGGCAAGGATCAAAGAGGGATATACCGTCGATGCGCTGAAAGAAGCCATCGACGGGTGCTCAAAATCACCATATCACCAAGGGAAAAATGACAGCAACATGGTGTACGATTCAATAGAATTAATTTGCAGGGACGCGGAGCATGTTGACAGGTTTCGCAAAATCGCGTGCATGGGGGCATGTGACCAGACACTTACTGACGAGGAAAAATGGAAAGCGAAATACAACTCGTAGAAAAATCTCTGGTCGGGATTATTCTGCAAAAACCGCAAACTATTGCGGAGATTCAGCAGATGGTGGCCGACGAGGATTTCTCTGACTTCAGGGCCGCCAAGGTTTACAGGGAGGCTTTGGCCGCTTTTCGCTCAGGAGGCACTTTTGACCTTGTGATCGCAGCAGCTTCTATGCCGAAACATGCGGTGTGGCTGGCTGAAGCACATGATGTTATCCCGATCAACTACCGGGAATACGCAAGTAAAATCAACAACGAAGCACGATGTCGCCGGATAAAAGAAGGCGCACTGAAGGTTTCTAAATCATCAGGCGATCAGGCTGACGATCTCCTGCGCGAACTCAGCGCACTGCATCGGAGCGAACAGAGGTCAACAGGGAAAACAGGGGTAATATCAGATGTTGCCACCCGTACATTTGAGCTGATTGAAAAAAATCGTGCCCGTGGGAAAATGCACGGCGTCCGCACGGGTTTTGATTTTCTTGACGATGCGTTTGTCAGGTATGTCCCTGGGCATATGTGGCTGGTTACCGGATTCACCAGCGCCGGGAAAACGACAATGGCAATAGAGATGTTGTCCAGGGTGAACAAAGCCAGGGTGATGGTCGTGTCCACGGAAATGACTGAGGAGCAGCTTGTCGCAAGAATGGTTTCAAGGGAAACTGGATTGCACAATCAAAAAGTGCTGTCCGGGATGCTGGAGCCGGAAGAATACGATACTGTCTTGGCGGTAATGGCGCGGATAAAAGAGCAGAGTATGGCAGTAGTCGATGACCGACGCGAGCTGCAGGAGATCGAGGGCATTGTCATGCAGCAGGCAATGGCCGGCGGAGTCGATGTCGTATTCCTTGATTATGTGCAACAGATACGGTGCAAGGGTGTTCCCCGTAAAGAGTGGGGAGCGGAGGCTGCGGACCGGATACAGGAGCTTGCCAAGCGGGCCAGAACGTGCATCGTCTGTTTTTCCCAGGTTTCAAATCAGGTTGGCCGTGGCGAAGTTGAACAACTGGAGGGCAAGGGAGCTGGAGAATGGGCGGCTTGCGCTGATGTCGGGGTGAGGTTGCGCCGGGACTTGAAAAAGGACAAATATTTGCTCGGGTTCGATATGCAGAAAGGCCGGCATTACGGAACGTTACAGAAGGACTTGACCTTTATGGCCAACTTTACGAGGATAAGCGAATGATGAAATTAAGCAGGGACAAAAAGTACATCTTAATCAATGTAACCTCTGATTTTATCTATGAAATACCGTTGTTCACAATTAAAGGAGTAGCCGATATTGATCGGTGGAGGAATCACCTGCAGGAAAAGCAGTGGGCGACCGGAAGCGTTATCAGTGAGTTTGAGAAGTTGGCATCCAATAGCTTGCGGAGTCCGTTTTATAGGAACGAGCCAAGCGCCGGATACCATAAGGGCTGACAAGGCAGGGCCTCCAGTCAATTTTAACGGGAGAGGCAAGGGCGTGGCAAGGGCGGGGGTGAGAAAAACGATTACAGGGCAAATTTGAGGTTTTTATGCCAGCACTGAATTTCAAGAAACAGTTCGCTCCGAAGGTTGAGTCCGGCGAGAAGCGACAGACGATTCGCGCTTGCAGAGAGGATGGGAAAAATCCTCACCCTGGGCAAACGCTGTACCTCTACACCGGGATGCGGACCAAGAGTTGCAGGAAGCTCAGGGAAGAAACGTGCCGGGAATCCTTGCCGGTCTATATGGACGCACAGGAAAACGGAATGGTAGACGTTTTTATCGGTGGGGACCTGCTCAGTTCTGCGGATGTTGAAAAGTTGGCCGTCGCTGATGGCTTTGATAGCTCCGATGAGTTTATAAAATTCTTTTCTTGTTGCCTACCTTTTAAGGGATACCTCATCCTGTGGTAGGCAATTTAACTCCCTCACTAATCCGGGCACAGGAAACTGTGAACGAAAAAGGCGGGCCAATGAGCGCCCGCCTTCGGTATCCGATTTGTTACCTGTTCAGTCCGTGGCCACCGGCACCACTTCTGCCCCGGTCATCTGGTCAATGATATTGCAGGCCGCCCAGAAGGTGCGAAACTTCCCCCTGAATTCACCCTCCGGGCTATCGACCCGCCATTGACCATCGGGCAGCGCGGTGATTTTGTAATGGTGGTAGATGGTTTCCCTGGAGGTCATGATGATTCCCCTAAATCTGCTCAAGTTCCTTGGTATACAGGGTCGCCGCCGCCTCAGCCGCAACGTCAACCGACTTGAAATTACCAACACCTTTTAACGGCGACATGAATTCAACCGAAATCTTTCCATCCCCGTGATAGACCATCCACCAGCAGCGATTACCACGGGTGAAAATTATCTTTAGCGATTCGCAGTACAGCTCGAACCTTACGGCCACGCTCTGGTCGCTGAGGAGCATCTCGATGTCCATTGGGCGGAGGTGCAGGTAATTGTTCACCAGATTCGCGAGCTTGACTGCTTTCTCGCTATCTTTTACCATCTTTTCCCGTATCTCGCGGCCCCTTTTCTCCACTTTCTTTTTTGCTGCAAGTTCTAATGGCTTCATGACTTTTCTTCCTCCTTTTTATTAAACCTCTTCACCCAGTTCTCGAATTGTTCAGGCCCGCCCCAGCATCCGGCCGGCGCGTGGTTGTAGAAGAAAACGATATACCGGTTGAGAATGGCCAAGTTCTCATCGTCGGCCCGGCCAACTGCGTTTTTAAGATCGTTGGTAATTATCGCCTTGAGGAATCCACCAGGTATTGACCCCTCGAAAATGTAGCGAACTATCGCCCCTCGCATCCGTTCCGGTATCCCGCAACTCTCAAGACCTCGCCTCACTTCCTCGAACATTCCCGTCTTTGCTCCTCCGTTTTGTTGTTTAATCAGAATTACAGGGCAACGCCCCCTCATTCTCCCTCCCATGAGGTTTCGATAGAGCGCCTTCCCCATGGCATCGATTGTCTTGTCTAAGAAGTCCCCTGCGTTTGTTCTTGTCATGCTGTCCTCTTTTTCTGCTCCTGGCAGTTTCCAGGATCGGCCAGGGAGCGAGTCCCTGACCTGTCCCGATTACTTCCGTCCGTTTGATTCACACACGACCACGAGCGGTGCTTTCCAGGTGTCCCAGAACCGCCGCGACCTCGTTCCGTCCATCTGCGCTATTCGCTCATTGTCGAAATTCCACCAATCCACCAGGCTGTGAAACTCGCAGCCTATTTTCATGTGCGCGTCAAAAATGATGACGTGGTATTCTCCGGTTTCAATTTGGATAGGGATTTTCTCAATTGTTATTTTTTCACCGTTGGCCCGGCTCAGGTCGGCCCCGCTCAGGTCGGCCCCGCTCAGGTAGGCCCGGCTCAGGTAGGCCCCGCTCAGGTCGGCCCCGCTCAGGTTGGCCCCGCTCAGGTAGGCCCCGCTCAGGTTGGCCCCGCTCAGGTCGGCCTTATTCTCAATAGCCCATCTGACGGCAAGGCCGACTTTCGCAGATATCGCATCATCCTTCTTCGCCTTGATGTTGGCGATGAACTGTACCTCTCCGGTAAACCGGTTTTTAATCTCGTATTTCATCTCTGTTCTCCTTTTTTATTCGTTCGTGGAACCGGCCTGTAGCGCAGTTCCGGGTAGGTAAAGTAATCAGTCTCCAGCCACCTACCGATGTGCGCAAGCTGCGGACCGGAGTCCTTGTACTTCGGCGTTGGCTTCTCAAACAGCCACCACCATAGATCGAGGAAGATGTTCGTTTTTACTGGCTTTAATTTCATTTTTACCGTGCCTCGTATTGATATGGTTCCGCCTCAATGTGCCCTTTGAAGATCGCGAGGACGCAATAATCTGACAGAGCGTTGTCGTCGTTAATCAGGTAATGGCCGACGCTTGTAGAGTCCGCGTCAATCGCCTGGACCTTGCCGGCATGAGCTGCGGCCTCGACCGAGGGCTCGTCAACATGCGCGGTGAATGTGTCATACCCGAAGTCATCTGTTGCATACTCAGGCCGCTGGATAATCACTGTGTATTTCATGGCTTCATTCCTCCGTAGGCTCGTAGAACTCAAGCAGAGATTGAATTCTGAGTAGGTTATCGTCCAGGGCTTTGTCGGTTTTTATCCCCCAGGCGAGGATATGCGCATACTCTGTAACTTCGGTAGTTGTCCCGCCTTCTTCATCTGACTCTTCAACGATCAATGCAATTCGGTATGTTTTCATTTTTCTCGTAGCCTCATTGTTGTTTAATCAGAGTATCATTCCGTCCAGGTCGGCACGGTCTGATTTCGCATAATGGATTTCATCATATTCCTTGTGAATCCCGACCAGGAGCGGAATCCCCGCGACAAAGCGATCAACCCATTTGTAAGTGTCGGTTTCGGCCTCGGCGCGGCTTTTGTCGGATACTTTGCTGTCCAGGCTGTAGTCGTTGCAAACGTCGTAAAGTGTCATTCCCCTGCCCTCCGTCTTGCCGGTGTTCCCAGCGGAATCTCCCTCCCCAGCACATAGACTCCAACATGGACGTTGGTCTCGGCTATGGTCCCGGTTACGCTGACCTTGACATCAAAGTCCTCATCGTCCGTGAATGGATGCCAAACCGTCACGTCATTATTCTTATCGCATTGTTTTAGCAGAGATATTAATTCCTTGACCTTCATGGCATATCCCTCCCGGTAAGCTCCGGAGTCAAGTCTCCAGCGAATACGGCGACGAGGGGATAAAGCCGCGCAAGGGTGATTTCGTCCGGGTATCCCTCCTCGGTCCCATTGTCAGCATAAAAAGCCTTTTCTCGCACAATCTTAACAGCGGCGCGCGCTTCTTCTGCCTCCGCCCCTTCTATGTAGGTATCGTCAAGCCCGCAATCTTCCCTTGCTAAGATAACCGTGTAATCTTCCATGGTTTTCTCCGTGTTGTTGGTTTATTTGTGACCAGCCATCCCCAGGGGCATGGCCTCCACCCGCCCCAGGCATCGCGTTTCACATCATAACCCGACCAGTGGGGCGACCGTGCTGTGCCATTGCCTGCGCGGTCTGCCTGGCGTCCGTCTCATCGTCGGTGAAATAAGTTGCCCGATGGTCGGCACGGCCAAACTGGTAGAGCGTGACCGTGAATTCCTGCCAATCGTCGTCATAGTGGACCCGCGTTTCGATCCCGCCCCGCTTGATACATTCGATCCGTCGTTTTGACATCTCCGTGTTCCTCCGTGTTTGGTTATGCTTCCAGGCCCAGGGCTAGCAGGATTTCCCGGCGCTTATGCTCCATCCCGTGCTGTACGCCCTTTACATACTCCTGCCGTGCGGCCTCGGCGGCCTCGGCGCGATCCTTCTCCATCTGGCGCTCAAGGTTCGATTTCGCTGACGCGGCACTTATCCCCATTGCTCCGTCATACGTTCCATTCCGCAGATCATCCAGGAGATCCACGGCGAGATACATTGCCTCACTCGCATTCCCAGCATCGGCGGCGTTGATGATCATCTGGACGAAATTACAGAGCCCGTCCTTCATGTTTTTCGGCGGGGCGAGCTGCCGATAGTATCCCT